CTAGGCGACCCGTAAATTCACGGCCTTCGCCCCGCGTGCATCGGCTTCGGTGTCGAAGGCCACTTTTTGACCTTCATTAAGGGTTTTCATACCCGCGCGTTCGACGGCGCTTGCGTGGACGAAAACGTCCTTGCCGCCGCCATCCGGCGAGATGAAACCGAAGCCTTTTGATTCGTTGAAGAATTTAACCGTTCCAGTGAGCGAGGCCATGCCATGAATTCCTGCGTGTCAGGGGTTCGGTTCTGGCGGCATGCCAAAACCCATGCGAACTGCAAGACAATTTGTCTGTCAGAAGACTTGGAACCAGGCCTGCGCGGCGACTTTTGCAATGCGCGAGTGCCGGGTCATTCAAGGGTCCGCGCTTCACGAAAGTGCAGCGGTCACGTGTTGTTTTTACAATGGTTCCGCTGAAAAATCAAGAAATCGCGGCATGTGTTCTTTAGACCAGTGCAAGTGTCGCAACAGTAATCGGCTGTTATGCCGCACAAGTGATTAACGACTTTCAACACCCTGGTGAAGTTCACCGATTCTCTTGTCCCAATAAGTGCAGAAACCGGCACGTAATTGTCCTCACAGAGAGGCAACGCGTGAACGCCCGCCGCACGCCCGTAAGCGGGCCGTTCAGGGCGCAGCGTCAAGCGCCAAGGCAGCGGTCTCCCCTCACGCCGAGACACCCGCTCCGTTGATCCATAAACACCAACGGAGACATCAAAAATGTCGACTCAAATTACCACTGCTTTTGTCAATCAATACGCCGCCAACGTCATGCTGTTGGCACAACAAAAGGGCTCCAAGCTGCGCGATGCCGTGCGCGTCGAAAACGTCACCGGCAAGCAAGCCTTCTTTGATCAGATCGGCGCCACATCGGCCAGACGGCGGACGTCACGCCACTCCGACACCCCGCGCATGGACACGCCTCATGCCCGCAGGCGCTGTTCGATCGAGGACTTCGATTGGGCCGATCTCATCGACCAGGCCGACAAGGTTCGCCTGTTGATAGATCCAACCTCGACCTATGCCAAGAGTGCCGCCAACGCGATGGGCCGGGCGATCGACGAGGTCATCGTCGATGCGATTCGCGGCACCTCGTTTACCGGCGAGAACGGTTCGCTCGCCGTCACGCTGCCGCCCGCGCAAAAGATCGCAGCCGGTGGCACAGGCCTCACCCTGCAAAAACTGATCTCGGCCAAAAAACTGTTGGACACCTCCGACATCGACAATGAGGGCCGCTTCATCGCGGTGTCTTCAGAGCAGCTCGAAGACCTGCTCAACACGACGCAGGTCACCTCGGCAGACTTCAATACTGTCAAAGCGTTGGTGCAGGGCGAGCTCGAGACCTTTCTGGGCTTCAGCTTCGTGCGCATCGACGGCATCAGGATCGACGGCACAAAAATTCTGCCGGTGATCAGCGGTGCCGACCGCGCCTGCGTCGCCTGGCAGCGCGACCAGGTCGTACTGGGCATGGGCGCCCAGGCCAGCGCCCGCATCACAGAGCGCGCCGACAAGAACTACTCGACGCAAGTCTTCTACTCCATGTCAGCCGGCGCCACCCGCATGCAAGAAGCAGGCGTCGTCGAAATCGCCTGCACGGAATAAGACCCTCTCAAACTCAAAGGAAAATTACCATGGCAGTACTTTACGGCGCCTACACCGCGCCGCGCTCGACCACGCCTCAGGGCCAGGTCGATGGCAGCTTGCAAGGCGGTCACGTCCGCCTCTATCGCGAGAAAATTACACTCACCGCTCAAACCGTAGCCGACACGGTCATCGTAGCGCTTCCCTCGGCCGGCGAAACATTCATCAGCGGTACGTTGACCTCCGACGTTTCACTCGGCGCCGCACAAATCTCAATCGGAGTGGCCAGTTCCACCGCCAAATACAAAGCCCTGGCGGTCCACACCGCAGTCGACACGCCGGTCTCCTTCGCAAAGGCAGCAAGCCAATCGGCAAAGCTCACCACCGATGAGATCGTGTTCATCACCATCGCGACCGCGTCATTGCCAGCCTCCGGCACGCTGATCGTCGATCTGTATTTTTCGCAAACGTAAAGCAAAGCCCTTCTCCCGCCATGCGCGAGAGAAGGGCCCTCATCCGTCACGGCACGCGATAGTCGCGGGCCGCGCCACCTTCTCCCGCAAGCGGGCGAAGGGCCTTCAATTTTGGATAGCGCTTCTCCCTTTGGGAGAAGCTGGCCCGCCACTTCGGCGGGACTGATGAGGGCCTTCGCCGACGCTCCAACGCCCCCCACCCCAAGGAACATTACCCATGCCTTCATTCGCTGAATACTCGGAAGTGGCCATCTGCAACCTGGCACTCGCAGACATTGGACGCGGCCTGCAAATCACCGCGCTGGACGAGGCAAGCCAGGCCGCGCGTGTCTGCAAGCTGCGCTACCCTTACGCCCGCGACGCGGCTTTGCGCAGCTACAACTGGAACTTCGCCTCCCGGCGCGCCGAGCTGCCAAGGAACGCCGTCGCGCCCGCCTTTGAATACGCCAACGCCTACGACCTGCCGCCGGACTGCCTGCTCGTACGCTCTGTATTCGGTATTTGCCGCGACCATTGGGTGGTCGAGCGACGGCAAATCTTGGCCGATGCAGGCGATCCGCTGCTGATCACCTACACCGCGCTGGTCACCGATCCCACCACCTTCGATCCACTCTTTGTCGACGCGCTGGCGGCAAGGCTAGCCTCCGCCATCGCGGTTCAGCTCAGCGAAAGCCCCAGCCGCGCCCATAGCCTGTTGCAGCTCTTTCACGCCAGGATCGCAGAGGCCCGCACCCGCGACAGCCAGGAAGGCGAGGGCGAACACCAATCCAGCAGCTCATGGCTCGATGCGAGATTCAACCAGGGCTTTGTGGTGGTACCATGAGAGTCACCGCCCACCAACCCTCGTTTGCTGCCGGGGAACTGTCCCCGCGTCTCTTCGGCCGCGTCGATCTGCAGAAATACGCCACCGGCGCCGAGGCGATCGAGAACTTCATCGTCCGCCCCGAAGGCGGCCTGATGCGCCGCCACGGCACCCGCTTCCTCGGTGAAACCCGTGACAGCGCCAAACGTTCGCGCCTCATCCCCTTCATGTTCTCGACCCTGCAGGCCTATATGCTGGAATTCGGGGACAGAACTATCCGCATCTGGAAAGACAACGCCCCCGTCACCGTATCGCCGTCGCTGATTGCCAACGTCAGCCAAACGAACCCGGCCATCGTCACCGCAGTGGCTCACACCTTCACCAACGGCACGCGCGTCGTCATCTCGGGCGTGTCGGGCATGGGCGAACTCAACAATCGCGAGTTCACGATCGCCAATGCCTCCGCCAACAATTTTGAACTCTCCAGCGTCAATGCAACGTCCTACGGTGCCTACACCTCCAACGGCACAGTTTCGCAAATCTACGAAATCTCTTCGCCGTTTCTCGAAAGCGAACTGGAAACCATCTGCATCTCACAGTCGGCGGATGTGCTCTATCTGGCTCATCCCATGCATGCGCCGCGCATTTTGACCCGCACCGGCCACGCCGCCTGGACCCTGGCGCCCATGGCACTCGTGCGCGGCCCCTTTGCGGCCATGAACGGCGACGACGCCGTGCGCGTCATGTGCACCGCCAGCGGCACCTTTCAGCCGGGCGCACCCGTCACCGTCCGCGCCAGCGCTCCCATCTTCACTGCCCAGCACGCCGCCAGCACTTTCCGCCTGCAGGAGATCTATCTCTCCGACCCCAGCGTCAGCCCCTGGTCGCCCGGTGAAAACATCACCACCGCCATTGGCACCCAGGTTTCCAGCAATGGCCATGTCTACGCGCTGATCGATGCAGGCGCTGGCGCCCAAACCGGCACAGTGTCCCCCGTGCATACCGAAGGCGACGCCTGGGACAATCCCATCGGCGCCGTCAATCGCAAGAAATGGCGCTATCTCCATTCGCGCTGGGCGATCATCCGCCTCGACACTTTCGTCGATGCCAAGACCATGTCGGGCAAAGCCGTCACCTATCTGTGCAACGGCTTGGCCCCTGCCGCCCGGACCATCACCAGCGTCAGCAATGCCTCCGGCCTCTGCCGGGTCACAGCAAGCGGCCATGGCCTGGACGAAGGCGACTATGTTCAGGTCACAGGCGTAGCAGGCGCCACCCAGGCCAACGGCGACTGGAAAATCGTCAACGTCACGCCAACCACCTTCGATCTCGCCAACTCCAACGCCCCATCCGCCTACATCAGTGGCGGCAGCGCCAGGCGCTTCGCCACCTGGCTCTGGGCCCACAGCGCCTTTTCGCTCGCACGAGGGTTTCCAGCCTGCGTGGCACTGCATGAGCAGCGCCTGGCCTTTGCCAACACGTCGCTGCAGCCCTACGGACTTTGGGCCTCGGCCTCGGCCGACTACGGAAACTTTCTGCCCGGTTCACGCGACGACGAGACGATTTCCTACAACATCGCCGCCAACCAGGCTGATCCCATCCGCTGGCTGACGTCGGCCTCCGACTTGCTCATCGGCACACTGTCCCAGGAATTCGCGGCCTTCGGCGGCGGTCTCGGCGATCCGATCACGCCCTCGAACACCCGCATCGTCCCGCAATCGGGCGAAGGCTCCAACGCCGTCCAGCCCGCGAAAGTCGGCATCGAAACGCTGTTCGTCAATCGCGCCGGCCGGAAAATATTCTCGCTCGCAAATCAAGCCGATGTCGGCGCCTATGTCTCGACAGACCTCACCGAACTTGCCGAGCATCTCTCCGCCAACGCCACCATCACCCGCGTTGCCTGGGCAAAGAACCCGGCGTCGCTGCTCTGGGCGTTGCGCTCCGACGGTGTGCTTCTGTCCATGACCTATCGCCGAGAACACCAGGTCTATGCCTGGTCGAAACACGACATTGGCGGCGTCGTCGAAAGCATCGCCGTGGTTCCCGCACCCGATGGCAGCACCGACGATCTCTGGCTCATTGTCGCCCGAAACACCAGGCGCACCATTGAAGTCCTGGCGCCACCGTTTGAACCTGCACATGCCAACGACAAAGCACTCATGGGTTTCCTCGACAGCGCCTTGCGCTACCAGGGCCCGCCCGCATCGGCGATGTCGGGTCTCTTCCACCTCGAAGGTCAGACCGTGCAGATCGTGGCCGGTGGCGCCACCCATCCCGATCGCGTCGTCACCAACGGCAAAGTCACGCTTGAGCGCCCGGTCACCAACGTCTGGATCGGTCTGGGCTATGTCAGCACCTTGCGCACCCTGCGCCTTGATGTCCCCGCATTGGGTGGGGCCCAGGGCAAAACCAAACGCATCTCACGTCTCACCGTGCGCGTCCACAATTCGATGGGAGGAGAGGCAGGCCCGGGCAACGAGCAACAAATGGAGCACCTCATCCGCCGTGATCTCGCCGACCCCATGGACGCCTCGCCGCCGCTTCGCTCCGGCGACTTCGACATCTACCCCGCGACAGACTTCGACCAGGACGCAAGACTAACCATCCGCCAAACCGAACCGTTGCCTCTGGATATCCTCTCGATCATGCCGGTGATCTCGGTGGCGGAGGGCTAACTGTCCCCCCATCGTCTGCAGCAGCTTCGCTGCGCAGCCATTTCCCCCGCAAGCGGGGGCAGACAAAAAATCTGGTGTCTGCCCCCGCTTGCGGGGGAAGTCCCTGCGCAGCTCTTGCTGCTGCAGGGGATGGGGGGAAGTGGCTGCGCGCCACCAGGCGGCTCGCAGACGATGGGGGGAAGTCCCTCGCACCTCACCCTCGCTCGTGCGGCAACTTCCACAGGTCCCGCACGTGCGCCGCTTGAATGGCGTCGAAATTATGCCACGCCAGGCTATTGCGAGCGGCATCGATGATCAGCAGCGGATCGGCGGCGCCAACATGAGGTGCCAGGGCTTGCTTGATCGCGTTGGAAGTCTGCTCGCATTGCAGCAACCACACGTTTGGATTAACGCGGAAGACCCGGCCCAGTTTCTTGATCTCGCCTTCGAACTTCAACATCGAGCCTGAACGAAAATCGGCGATCACGGCGAAATTCGAGACTGTCGTATTGTCCGCACCGCTGCTGCGAGTTCGCGCAGTTCTAACTTCGCGGTCTGATTTCGTATCCGTCCCCGTTTTCGCGTCCGTCGATGACGAAGTGACATCTTCGACTTCAAAGCAGCGTGCCAGCGCCGCATGCATCCCGGCGGGCATGAATTCGCCCGTCTCACCCAGGCGCACCAACGACCGCTGCCCAATCCGCCTCTGCGCAACATAGTCGCGCATGAGCTCGTGCGGATAGGGCCCGAACACTTGATCGTTTGCACTGACAAACCACGCGACGTTCATCGACCTACCACACCAACTCCGGGAGAGAATTATGACCCTAAACTCAATTTCTTCACGAATTGCTTACGCCGGAAATGGCAGCACGCAAAGCTTCCCCGTGCCCTTCAAAATTTGGGCACCCAGCGACCTGAAAATCTACCGGCGCGAGGCTGCCAGCCAAACGGACATTGCACAGGCGTTAACGACCGACTTCACGCTGGACATCGCGGCCTATCCGGGCACCGGCAATGTGGTGTTCACTGTGGCCCCACCGGCTGGCGCCACCATCGTCATCCTGCGCGACATGGCCTTGACCCAGGAGCTCGACCTCCAGGCCTCCGGCGCCTTTGCAGCTGAAAACATGGAAGTCCAGCTCGACAAGCTCACGGCAGAAATTCAGACCCTGCGCGAACTCCTCGCCCGCACGCCACGCCTGCCCGTGGGTAGCCCCTTGAGCGAACTCGCGCTACCGGAACCAAGGCCTTCAAACGCCAATCAGCTTCTGGGCATCACCAGCACCGGCGACGCCTATGAGCTCAAAGCAGCAGTCAGCCTGCCGCTGCAGACCGTCTCGTCCTTCGTGGCAACCCTGCTCGACGATCCCGATGCCGCAACCGCGCGCGCAACGCTCGGCATCGGCAGCGCCATCGATCTCAGTCTTCTGACGACGGACGCAACCGGCGGCGCCCATGCCGACTTCGTGGCTTTCGTCGACACCTCGGAAGCGGGCGCATCGAACAAGGTGCCGGTTCCAAACTTTTTCTCCGTCGCCATCGCCGGCGCAACTGACACGACACCCGCCGATCAAACCACCTATGAAGTCATGGCGCGAAAGACATCCGACGGCACCCTGCACCGCATGGCATTGGCGGAGTTTGGCATCGGCAAACACACAATCTGGTTGCCGGCCTCAGCCATGCTCGCCCGCACCACAGGCGGCGCCGCCTCCGGTACGCTGGAGCTTGCCACCAACAAAGTCATGCTGCGCACGCTCGACTTCGACGCGACACTCGTTGAGTACGCGCAAGTCAGCGTGCAAATGCCCAAGGGCTGGAACGAAGGCACCTTGAGCGCCATCTTCGTCTGGTCGCACGCCGCCGCGGTCTCGAATTTCAACGTCGTCTGGGCCATCAGAGGCGTCGCGGTCTCCGACGATGATGCACTGGATGCAAGCTTCGGCAGCACCGCGCAAATAACCGACACTGGCGGCACCGCCAGCGATCTTTACCGCTCGCCCGAAACCGGGCCGCTGACACTTGCAGGGACACCGTCGGAAAGCGACGTTGCCATCCTCGAGATTTTCCGCCTGGCAACCGACGCCGCCGACACGCTCGCCATCGACGCCAGGCTGCACGGTGTCGCGTTGTTCTACGCGACCAACGCCAACACGGACACGTAAGGCCCATGCTGCACCTCACCCAGCTCTCGGGCTTTGCTTCCCACAGCGCCGCCGCAGACGTAACGCCGGACCCCATCACCATTCCCAACATCGCCGACGCAGGTTTTGTCGCCTCGGCGCAAATAAATACCGTCACCATCACCGGCATCGACGCCAGCGTTACCTTGCGCTTGACGTTGAGCGCGGCGATGTCCCCGCAACGCACCGTCGACGCCTGGCGCGATGGCACGCTCGCCGGTCAAGGTACGGCCGGCAGCACCATCGACGTCACACTGACCAACACGCAAACCCTGCACTACACATTCACCAACGCCACCGATCTCACGACGTGGTCCGGCACCGCAACCCTCACCAACCTCACAGACGCGAACACCGTCCTCGCCAGCTTCACCTTCAACCTCCAGGACACCGGCAGCGGCGGCGGGGGAGGCGGCGGAGGCGGCGGCGAGCCGCCGTAAATCAAAAGAATTCCACACGAAGGCACAAAGAGACGAAGACGCAAAGAAGAAAAATAAAGGCGCGCTAGCGCGCCAATACATTCGTTCCATGGGCACATTCGCCTTCGACATGTCCCCGTGACTGACTTTTCTTCTTCGTGCCTTCGGCTCTTCGCGCCTTCGTGTGCCCCCTTTTTCAACCGCTCAAACAAGGAGAGCACAGTGAAACTCAACGACCAAAGCCTCAAGAAACTCCAGGGCATCCATCCTGACCTCAGACGCGTCGTCATGCGCGCCGCAGAGCATACGCCCATCGATTTCATCGTCACCGAAGGCGTGCGCACCATGCGCCGTCAGCGCGAATTGGTGGAATCGGGCGCCTCGCAAACCTTCAACTCGCGCCATCTCACCGGCCACGCCATCGACTTCGCCCCCGTCATCGGCGGCGAGATCACCTGGAAGTGGCCACCCTTCCGCGCCATCGCCCGCAACTTCAAGGAGGCAGCGCAAGAACTCGGCATCGCCATCGCCTGGGGCGGCGACTGGCGCGACTTCAAGGACGGCCCCCACATCGAACTCGACAGAAGGGTCTACCGCTCATGATCCTGGAAAAATTCTTCGGCCCTGCAACGGCGGTCTATCTGGCGAGTGCCAGCATTGCAGCCCTCTGGTGGGCCTCCGACCTGTCGCGCCGGGTGCAAACCATCGAACACTCGACGGTCACCGGCGAGCGCCTCGCGCGTCTGGAAACCGAAGTCCACGCCCTCGCGCAAGGCACCCACGAACTCAAACTCTCCGTCAACGAACTCGCCCGCGAGCTCGGAAAAAAATAAACACATTTCATTCCGCCGCACAAAGACCCGCGCAGCCACTTCCCCCGCAAGCGTGGGCAGACAGAAAATCTAGTGTCTTCCTCCGTTTACGGGGGAAGTCCCTGCGCCCACCGAAGCCACTTGGCGAAGGCGGGCTGCAGGGGATGGGGGTCTCTCCGCCGCACTATGTCCCCTCACAACTCTCTCAACAAGGAAACCACATGAACAACACCAAAGTCTGGTGGCAGTCGAAAACTGTCTGGGCCTCGATCGTGGCCGTGCTCGCGGGCATCGCCACACTCGCAGGCATCAACCTCGACGCCACACTGCAAGACGAACTCGTCGAACTCATCACCGGCACAGCAAACCTCGCAGCAGGCGCCACCGCCTGGTACGGCCGCGCCAAGGCGCAAACCACACTCACCTGGAGACAACCATGAAAACCGTCTTGCAAGTCTTGCTCGCGGCCTGCGCCGTAACACTCCTCACCGCCTGCGCGCTGCTGCAACCCCTCGACGACGACGCCCGCCGCAGCGCCAAGCTCGCCCTCACCGCCTATGAAGCAACCCAGCAAGCGATCCTCATCTACGGCCGCGTGCCCGACTGCGAGCCCGACCGGCCGCCACTCTGCAAAGACCCCGCGCTCTGGCGAAAACTCAAGGCGGCAGACGCCACGGCCACAAGCGCAATCGCCACCGGCGCCGATGTCGTCACAGCGATCACAGCCGTCAACACCCTGCTCAAACACGTCCTCACAAATATGGGGACACCAAAACCATGACCGCCACCCACGTCATAGCGCTCCTGCACGAAATCCTCGCAACCCTGCCGCTTGCCATCACGACGGGCGGACAGCTGATGTCTCTGATCAACGAAACCTACAAGTCGCTAAACGAAACCATCACCGGCAGCGACATCACAGACGCTGAATTGGCGGAACTCATCGAACGCATCGTCGCCAACAGCACAGCGATCCAGGCAATCAAATAG